TGGTATGGTAATGTCATTTTAGTAAACAAATAAACTTTCCCCAACTGAACCGCCTACCTACCGGCCTGCTCTATACAGATTGTAATATGAAAATATACAGAAAGTGATTGCAGAAAAACTTGACAAAACAATTTTTATCTGCTATTATTATAAATGAAAGGTGTATAAACCTTTCAGCTATTCTTTTTAAGGCGGCGGAGAATCAAAGCGCATTAGTAAAGGTGGGTGCCACCGGCGAGGAGTCGGCCGCCGAACTGCACCGGGTGGATCCGGGGTGCGACTTCTCCGCCGACCGAGTATGAAATATTACAGTTTAAGAAAATGCCTAAGTTACAATCGCTATTTAAATATTTTAATTGGTGGTCGAGGAATAGGCAAAACATATCAGTTAAAAAAATATGTGATCGAACAGTATTTAAAAAGTAAAAAACAATTTGTATGGGTTCGCCGATATAAAACAGAAATTAAAGAAGCCACAGACGGATTTTTCACAAAACATAAAAATAATTACCCTGATCATAAATTTTCGATTAGGGGTAAAACCGCCTATATAGATGGAAAGCAGGCAGGGCGATTTATCGCCCTGACAAACGCCGACATTCTTAAAGGCTCCGACGATTTTTTAGCGGTAACAACAATAGTATATGATGAATTCATCATTGATAACAAATCATCATTCCGGCGCTACCTGCCAAATGAATTAAGAGTGTTCACCGATCTGCAAGAGACAATATTTCGAACCCGCCAAGATGGAAAGGTATTTATGTTGGCAAATGCTTTGTCAATGGTAAACCCATACTGCTTAGCCTTTGGAATAAAATTCCATTATAACCCGTTATTCAAAAACGATTTAATATATGCGGAAATGCTATCAACTACAAATGAGTTAGCATTCGCAAAAGCCACAACACCGCAAAACAAATTAGCGACAAAATATCTACCCGAGTATAACGACTACGCAAACAATGAATCATTTCTAAACGATGACTATTCACAAATCGAACGAAAACCCAAAGATTCAATTCAACTTTTCAACATTAAAATAAACAACAATATAATATATTTTTTCTTTGCTTCCAGTTCGCAAGCATTATACGCCTGTAAAACAGGCGACCCTAAGACAAATCCATTAACTGTAAACAAAATAGCAGAAAACAACCGACCGCACGCAGGAGCCGAGATTAAGAAGATAAAGTCCTTTGCAGTGGTGGGACGATTGTTTTTTGAGAATTTGCAGATTAAAAGTGAAGTAGAGAAAATTATATATAATAGATTATGAAAGGAGCAATAACAAATGAGTTTATCTGTCGAGCAAATCAAAGAAATTGTTGATCGTGTCGCAAAAGCGGAAGATGTAACCGAGATTGGCCCCGATCTTGCAACAATCACCGACACCTTTGTTGATTATGCAAGTGAGATTGAGCGCCTGACTTCCGACAATGCCAAACTTGTTGAGGACAACAACCGTATCCGTGAGATCAACGGCAACTTGATGATGAAAGTTGGCGAAAAATTAGAGGTTGACAAACCCGAGGACAACCCGCCCGCCAACGATGAAAAAACACCTGATGAAGTAATTGAGGAGTTAAAGGAGGAGGAGTTTTTCGATGAGTTCTAAGAAAATGACCGAAGCGGCAAAAGCGCAAAAAACATTGAATGCCGTTCGATCTATGATGAGCGAATCAGCGCAGAACGATGTTCCTGTTCTTGCTGAGGGTGACGACATTAGCAAATTTGCTAACCCGATCTTGAATTACAAGGCGCACACGAATGAATTTATTTCTGTCCTTGTAGATAGAATTATGTTTACCGCTGTGGAAGTAAAGCGCTATTCCAACCGGCTTGCGCGGCTGAAGAAAGGCCGGCCCTATCCGTTGGGCACCGATGTTCAGCAGATTTATGAAAACCCGGTCAATCCCATGGGGTACAACGGCGAAAATCTTTCCGGCATTTTGAAGTTGTACAAAGGCGACACCAAGGTAGCCTATTATAGCAGAAACCGGCAAGATGTGTTCCCGCTGTCTATCAACCGTGAAGAATTGATGGGCGCTTTTGTTTCCTATGAAAGTTTTAACCGTTTTGTATCTGCAAAAATCAACTCTGTTTTCTCCGGCAATGAGATTCGCGAATTCAATTTGTTTAAGCAGGCCATTGTTGACGCATACGCAAATAATGTTGTTATTGGTCGAAAAATGGCAATGCCTACCACGAAAGATGAAGCGGAAGATATGGTAACTACGATTCGCGAAACTGCCATGAATATGACATTCCCCTCCACCGCCTACAACAACTATATTAATCAGCCCGGTGCAGTCGGCGACCCGGTGGAAACTTGGTCGGAAGCTGACCGCATTGTAATTATTATTCGTTCCGACTTAATCAATAAGCTGGGTGTTAAAGTTCTTGCAATGGCCTTTAACATGGCCGAAGCTGATTTCCGGAATAACCTTATTGTTGTCGATTCTTTCGACTATGATAACTACGATTTGGAAAACAGAAAGCGCACCGGAAAAACGCTGTCCGATATTGGTTTTGTTATCTGCGATGAAGCACTGTTCCAGGTGTACGACAATATCCAAACGGCGGCGGAAGATTTTATCGGGTCTTCCTTAACTTGGCAGTATTTCTTCCATGTTTGGCAGATTTACGGTATTTGTCCTTTTGCTAATGCCATGGTGTTTGAAGTTCCGAAAGCTGATGCTTTGCAGGATTTGACAATCACCGATTTTCATAATCCAAGCGGTGAAAATTTTGTGGAACTGAAAGCGGCGGACGCAACACAGACGGTTGATTATGCAACGACCCCCGCCGATTACAAGGTGAATAACATGCGCCTTGAATTTGAGCAGGTACTGGAAAGTGCCGCCAAGGATAAAATCACCGCTGAAACATTGGCTGATTATGTGACGATCGCCTTTGATCCCACCGCGAAAACAATTACTTTTACCGGCCATTCAACTGCCGACAGCAAAAACACGGCAACCGTTCTTTGCAACATTATTGCCGATGGAGTAGCAACTCCGGTTGCAGTGGTTGTAAATTTTACAGTTTAACCGTTATGTTGGAGTATAAAAAATTCAATCATAACGGAACTCTTGAATTTGATTGCCCTGCCGCCGGTGATTATGGGGTAAACTTTATTGAAACACCTATTGAAACAGAAGCAACCGATACAAGAACAGTTCCGGTTTTTTCCGCCGAAACATACGGAAAGACGGAACAGGTGAATGGCTTGTTACAACTTGTTGATGTGGCGTATGATAATGTTGAAGCAGGCACCTTTGAACCGCTGGGTTATTCGGCGCTTATGCAAATAAGTAGCAATGAGTGGATCAATCGTGGTTTTTATGATTTGGATGTTTCGATCACCGGTGAAAACAATGATCAATTCAAGGTCACAGTAAAATCAACCTATTTGCATGGCGTTGCTGATTTCCTACCATTACCGATGATTTGCACCTATTGTTTATATGTTTACGATAATAAGGCAAATGTGATAGGTAAATACGTTTTCAGCATAAGGGCAACAAGCAAAACATAAAGGAGTAAAAACAATGGCAGTAACTCACCCTACAACACGATTGGATCTATTTACAGTTCCATGGGGTAAACCCGAGGAATGCCATGCCATTGTTGATTTCCCAACGGCGGCGGCGCAAGTCGCCGCCTTTGATGGTTTGGCGGCAGAAGGAGTTAGCGCGACAAAGTTTAACTATATCAAAAAAGATCAAGCGTTCAGGATCGAGGGAAACTTTGCACGCTTTGAAGCCTTTAACTACTGCCGATATCAAAACCGCGATTTTGTAAATCGTCAGGGGAATAAAAAATGGTATTATGCTTTCATAGATCGTGTTGAATATATTGCACAAGACATTGCAATGATTTATATTACAACCGATTATTGGCAAACCTACCAATTCAATATCACTTACTATAAATCCTTAATCGCCCGCGCTCATGTGAAAAAAAGCGAGGACACCGTTGGCCGATGGCTCCAACCGGAACCGGTGGGAGCACCTGCCGACTATGAAAAAGAAATTGATCTTTTTTCCGGTGGTGATGATTGGTTCCCTTCGTGGCAAATGCTTTCCGTATCAAGGCCACCAGGCGCAGGTGAAGCAGATTGGGTTTATGGTGGATACGGTAATGCATCTTCCATGACCGGTCAATACGCGGGCTTTGTTTCGCTTGATGTAGAAATTCAAAAATTGATTGATAAATACGCGGGGGAAACAGATCGGCGACAGGATATAATTTGTTTTCGGTGTGTTCCGTTTTGGGTTATGAAGTGGTTGCGTGATAATAGGTATCTTACAGATGTGGTTGTTAACGGTTATACAATTCCATACTGCACCGCAAATCTTCTTGCCACAAAAGAAACAAGCGCTGATATAGCCGGAAACACCTTGGCATGCGGATATACGCCGCGAAACAAAAAAATGCTAACTTCCATGTGCCGGGTCTATGTTGTTTACAATTATAATGGTTTTAGCCAACCTTTACGCCCGGAATTTATAAAAGGAAATAGCATTAAAATGTCTGTAGAAATGCGACCGATTGGATCAAACGGATTTAAGTTAAAACTAAAAAATTATGCAAAACCCGCCGAATCTGTTTTTGATGTTCCGTATTCCTTTGAAATGCAAATTGGCTACAACGAAAATGGCGGTGTTCAAGGGTCGCTTAACCGTGTTGGCTCTGTACTGAATGTGGCGGGGGCTGTGGCTGGCAGTGCCGCAAGCCTTGGCGCAAATATTGCAACCGGTAATGTTGCCGGGGCGATCACTTCCGGGGTTGGCGCAGTTGGTTCTATCTTCAATGCTTCAAGAGATATTGCAAACGCATTCAATTCTAAGGTAGCAAGCAAAGGCAATCAAAGCGATACAAATTCCATATCAAGCGAAAACTGTAAATTTAGATTGGTTGATTGTTCACCGCTATATCATGAATGCGGGCCAATTGATGATTTTTTGGATTTGTATGGCTATGCAATTAACGAGTGGGGCAAAATATCCAGTTGGAAGGATACCCGGAGCAAATGGAATTATTTACAGACAGTTGATTGTAATATCAAAGTGAACGCACCTGCACCGGAAGCCGCTTCAATTCGCGGTATGTTCAATGCAGGGGTTACAATTTGGCATTCCATTTCCGATTTTGGGAATTATTCCCTTGATAACAATTAAAAGGAGGGATAATAATGGAAAATCCTACAAATACAAAACCCTTTGCACTTTATCACAGCCCAGCCACCAATGGAACATTCGCGGGCCAATTCAATTCAATCTTAACCGCAACACAGTTAAATCAAATATATCAATGCTATTTTATGAACATTGCCGCCACAGTTTTTGAATGGGAAAACCTGCCGGACACGGTGGACGCGGACTTTTTAGAATTCGCATTGATCCAAGACGGGAAGGCCGCATTTTGTAATGATCGCGACAGGGGCTTTTTAGGACTACGCGCGGCAGATCAATCTGTTTTGAATTTGTACGGCTACCCGGTCAAAATCAACGGCTACGGCATTAACTTCAATCATGAATACAACGCAGACGAATTTGTTTTAATTAAAAACAATCCGATGTGGACACCAACACTTTTCTATATAAACTATTTTGTTGACAAAATTGCTAAAACGCAACAAATTATTGATATCAATGTAAACGCCCAAAAAACACCGGTAATTCTAAAAGGTACGGCAAATCAAAAATTAGCCCTTGCAAATCTATTTTCAAAATATGACGGCTCGCAGGGATATATATTCATTGACAAAGACAATGATTTCAACGATTGCTTTGGAAGTGTAAACACCGGTGCGCCGTTAGTGGCTAAAGATTTATACACCCTGCTTGAAAGCTACAAAGCGGAATTTCTTTCGTTTCTTGGTGTTAACAATGTGCAAAATGAAAAAGCAGAACGCCTTATTACAGATGAGGTTAACGCAAATAATCAATTTGTTTCAATTAACTTGGAAACAATGTTATATGAACGGAAAAACGCTTGCAAGCAGATCAATGAGCGGTTCGGGTTGAATATTTCCGTAAAACCGCGGGTACAAAGTGAAATAATCGAAAGTGATAAACCCGCCTTTGATGATGGCGCAAATCCGGACGATGAACCGCAGGGGGTGGAGTAATGGCACGATATACCACAAGTTTGGAAGTTGTTGTAAACAATTTATGCGAAAACAGAAATAACACTTTGAATATCCGCGTTGAATCTGCACGAAAGAAAATTTTTGATTTTTCGTACCCAACCCCACAGAAAATAGAAGACTTCAAAAGATATTTTGAAACGCTTTTTATTTTTCATTATTTAACAGACGAGTTTGCTTTTGAAACTTATAATCTTTGGAAAGTAAAACTCCAATCAAAATGTATGGAAGTAATGCCCGGGTACGCTAAAGTCTTTGATGGATTTGCACAAATGACCGAAGATTTGGCTGTTGCAAATCAAAAGTTTAATCGCAAAACGGATTCAAACGCCACCGGCAAAAGCAAGTCAACCGGTTCTTTCTCAAATCAAAACGATTCCAATTCAACAATGCGTGGGGCGGCAAGTGATCTACCCGGAAATATGATGAAAGCAAATGATTTCAACTCCATTGAATACGCGGACCGCGCCAACCTTGATACGGCTTCCAACAAAGCAACGGATAAAGGATCAACTACCACCGCCAATGACACCACAACAAAAACAAATCAAGTCGAAACAATTACAGGTTTAACAATGCCTGCCGGGGAAGTATTCCGGCAATTCAAAAATGAAGTGAACGGTCTTTATTCGGAATTGCTTGACGAATATAAAGGCTTGTTTATGCCACTATGGTATTAAGGAGGTAAATTTTATGAATTATCCCAAACCCGATGTTGACCCTATCGCGGTCCTTCGGCGGTTCTACTGCAATCGAATCCTGCCGCAAGTCTACGATGATTCATTATCTTTTGAAGAATTGCTTTATGGCGTTTTGAAAAAAATGAATGAAGTAATTGAAAAAGTAAACAGTTACGATGAATTGATAAAATATGTTATTGATTTGTTGGAAAACCTTGATAAACACATTAAGGAAACGGTTACGGAACAGTTACAAAAATGGTACGATGATGGCACACTGAAAGAAATTCTTGCCGTTATCTGCGATCCCTATTTTAACGAGTTCCGGAAGGAAATTGCTCAGTTAAAAAAGGATTTTGTAACATTCAAAAATCAACCGCATTCAACCTACATTGATTTTGAGCGGTGGCTGTTGGGGTGGACATATCGCGGTGAAAACCTTGCAAACGCAGAACAGGAAAAAGACCGTTACCCGGTAAATCAAGGCGGGGCGCGATATACCATTGGCGGCAACAATTACTATGCCTGCGCCTTTGTCCCCCGGGGGCACACCCTTGAATTGCACCCCACAACGGCGGCTGTAGTTGTGTTTAACTATTCCAACGGCGCCCAGGTGACGCGGCGAGATATTGAGGGGCTGGGGCACGCCAATTCCATTGTTTATAATTCAAAAAGAAATAGTCTTTTTATTGCCACAAGTGAATTGAACGGTGCGCCCTCTAAGACTATCTTTGAATTGAATCCTACCACACTCGCAACAATTCAAAAATATTCAGCGCCCGCCGGGTACAATGAAAGCGCTGTATCTTCGGTTGCTTATGACGCAACTAACGATCAAATGTACATTTCCCAAGGCCTGAATGTGTATGAATGGGATCCTGCCACAAATACCGCGTCAAATATGGTGGCACTTTCAAACCCGGGCTTTGACTATACCATGCAGACAATTAAGGCCAACGCAACCGCCTTTGTAATGCTCACTTATTCACCGAACACCATTCGCATTTACGATAAAGCAGGCGTTTATATCCGGCAGTTTACAATTCCCCAGTATTTGGACAATCAGCGTTTTTGGTCAGGTGAATTTGAGGATTTAACTGTAAATGATAAATTCTATGTGTATGCAAATTCGCAGGGCATTACTGCCGTAAACCCCACGGATTCAATGATTTCTATTTGGCGTGGCTCTCTGTTGCAGGGCACACCGTCCTCCATTAAACAAACTACCACGCAGGGGCAGGGTGTGGGGTATTCCACCTTTAACAATATTGTTTATGTTGATAAGGACACGGACGCTGGCGGAACCTACCACATGAACCGATCCCCTGACGGCACGAAAGGCAACCCATTCAAAGAAATTTTTCAGGCCATGGATTTACTCGCCTGCCCGATTTATCACCAAGAATTGGAAATCCGTGTAAAAGGCACAACCGGTTCATACCGCTGGTTTAACATTGCAAACGGTGGCAATGTTTATATTTCCGGCCGGTACACTTCCAATGATCCGCCCACCACAAAGCCTAAATTGCTGGGCTTGGTGATTCACAATTCAAACAGTGTAACGCTTGATAATTTGGAGATTGCAAATTCAAACACCAATGAAGCAAACCTACCGCACACAATCCGCGCGGTAAATGTGAATAAGCTACTTTGCAACGATGTTGAATTAATTTATGCAAAAGACAAAACCGCCTACAATATGTTAAACACAACCTTAGTTCTTTCCGGTGCTGGTTCCGGCACCTTGAAAGAATGGCCAACAACCCCCTGCATTCGATTGCAACGCGGTTCCCAGCTTTACGGCTACGAAAAGCACAACATTGGTGTAAACCTTGAATCCGATAACACACTTATTTGTCAACGGAAAATTTGTGACGCGCAGAACCGAACTTCCGGAAATATTGACACCCGCTCCGATGGCGGGGTGCAAATTTGGTCGGCTGAAATGATTTCAAATATCGTTCAGCATTCCAGCCGAATAGGTGTGCGCTATCATTCAAGCGCTTCCGGAGTAGAACGGATTCAATATTTCTACGGATTCAAATCCGGTTCAGCATTTACAATGCTGGTCACTGAGGGGTCAAACACAATTAAGGTTGCGTTTGATGGTAGCAGGGTTTTCACCGTGTCGGACGCAAACGGACTTGTCATTGACGGAATTGTATTCGAGGGGTGATTAGAATTACAGCTGAACAGTTGACTATAATTCTGTCGTCCGCGGTCACGCTGGTGGGCACCTCGCTCACCGCGTGGCTTGCAAACTCAAAAACTTTGTACAGGATTAAACAACTTGAAAAAAAGCAAGAACAGTATAACAACCTACAACAAAGGGTTGCATTGCAGGAACTGCGCCAGCAGGTATCAGATCACAGAATACAAGATTTGGAGGAAAAAATAAAATGAAAAATGTTTCAAAAGATACCATTATTCGCACAATCGTAACTTTTGTTGCGCTTGTTAATTCCGTGTTAACAATGATCGGTAAAAACCCGCTTCCGTTTTCAGATGATGAAGTGTATTTGTTTTTTTCCACACTTTTAACAGTGTTTTCCACAATTTGGAGTTGGTGGAAAAATAATAGCTTCACCTCTGCGGCTATTGCCGGAGATATTGTTAAGAATGAAGCAAAGGAAAGAGGGTACACCGAATGACTTACGATCAGTTTTACAACTCATGCAAAGGCCGGCTAATTGATTATGACCGCGTGTCCGGCGCTCAATGCGTCGATCTTGCAAAAGTTTACCTAAATTCCTGCTTCGGCATTAAACCCGGAGCGTGGGGAAATGCGGTTGACTATTTTACAAGTTTTGAAAAACGAAAACCGCTTGTTGAAAAGTTTGAAAAAATCCAAAACAATCCTACTTTCGTTCCATTAAAGGGTGATATTGTTGTATGGGGCGCAAAAATCGGCCCTTATGGGCATATTGCCATAGCTACCGGAAACGGAAATACAAAGTGGTTTGAATCGTTCGATCAAAACTGGCCACGCGGTTCAAAGTGCAAAAAAGTGAAACACACTTACAATGGGGTGCTGGGTGTACTTCGGCCAAAAATGCGCGGTGTTATTTTTGACTACCCCCGACCTAAAATTGGATCTACAATTACATTAACCTATGTGCGCGGCGTTTACAAGGGTGCAGGCGCGAACACAGGCCGAAAAAAAATCAAGGATTTGACTTCTGACGGCAAAAAGCATTGTTTCAATCGTGACGATAAAAACAACATTGCTTACCTAAAACGCGGAACAAAATGTACAATTCTTGAATTGGTTTACAAGGGTAATAAAAATATTTGGGCGCGAATCCCCTCCGGGTGGATTTGCATTTATGATTATAATATCGCCTGCAAACGGTATAAATAAAAAGACCCGGGGAGCAATCCCCGGGTTCTTTATTTTTAGCTGAAAAATAAGATTCGCACTTCCGATATATTTTGAATTGTTGAAAACAATTCGTCATTGCAATAGACACACTTTGTTAAAAGGAATTCGTTGAATTTGATCTGAATGTTGGTGCCGACGAATGTGGCACCGGAAAAGGTTTTTAATTCAAGGACCTTATATCCTCGATCTGCAAGGATAGCTTGTAAAGCGGTTGCTACTGGTGTTTGCATTTTTTTCTCGCCTTCTTTTACTTCGTGTTCAGGGTTTGGCTCAAACAAAGAACAATCATCAACCTCAGGGAATTTAGCAAATATTCCTGTGTTATTCAAACTCTTGCATATTTTGTAATGTACACAATTCATACATTTCATATTTTCATACCTCGCCTTTAAGTAACTTTTGAATAATTTTCGATATTGAAGTAAATAATACTTCAAATAATCAATGTGAGATACCCCACACCTGATTCACCTGAGCATTCTTCTTCAATCCATTTTATATTACATTCATAATAAGGAGCCCAACTTTTGGAAATAATACGCTCACATTTCAATATATAATCATCACAATACCCTTTGTTATTTGGAGTAGAAAGATTAAAATAGATCTTATCATCACCACCGATTAAAAATAAATGTATAATGTCACAAACTCTAACATTTGACTGTATGTCAAATATTTCTATACAATTCATTTTTCGTACCTCGCTTTTAATCCAATCAACTTTTGATTTTTTCATAATTCGATTCAAACATTCATCATATCTTGAATCTGTTAAAATATCGTGAATGTGTAAATACACAACTGAAAAAACAGCCTTGTCCCATTTTTCTTTGTTTTTTAATTCATATCCCTGATCTTTTAACTGCTCGCTAAATTTTGGACACAGTGCACCAAAAAAAAAGATAAATTCATTTTTCATACCTCGCTATTACATTTCTTGCCGCGTGCATTGACTTGGCATTTGCGTTCATTTTGAATGTCAACGCAACAAAATTATTTTCTTCATGCACTTCAATTAGATAGCGTATCAAATCCAAAGCGTTGCAGAAATAAATAAGACCTCGAACACCGGTCAAGGTGTTTGGTGCTGTTAGCGTTATTTCTTTTTGGCCTTTTAATACCTGATTAATAAATGAAGCAAAAAACCTCTCAAATGGCTTTTTTATTTCTCCCTCCATGTCAAAGCATTTTTCGGCCCAAGCAAATTGTTGTTTAATTAAAAATCGAATCACTTTTTACACCTCGTTAATATTATAGATTGTTTCGTCAAAAGATTCAATTTCGCGCAGAATGGAAAAGCGTTGATAATTGAACCGTTCATAGAATTTACAACCCAAACGGATCACATTATTATAACCCTCCTCAAATTCATCAATAGCCCTATCAACTAAATTTTGATAGTCTGCCGGTAATTCATCATACCTTGCAACCTCATTCAAACCGGAATCAAAAACAATGATCGGTTTTTCAAGATCAACCCAATAGGCTGTTGCGTATCCATAGTGACGATCCCATCTTTTTTGAATATTGTTTTCCATAATTTACTCCTTTTAATTAAGTTTTTCTTTCCTCATTTCTTGCCTTAATTATATCACAAATACCCAAATCTGTAAATAAATTTGGTTAAATTCGCTGAAATAATCGACACTGATTATTAAAATCGTGCACCGCGCTCTCGTATCTTGAATGTGGATTCGCTTAATTCTACACCGCCTTGCACTGTTTTGCTTTTCAAGATTCCAAAATATTCTTGTTCAGTATTGAAGTTGTCAAATGTGATTTGATTTTTTACTACCTCATTTTGCCCCAGGCCTGCGGCCTTTACATCAAGATTGCCTTGCTCGTCTTCTTCAATGTACAGTTTTGCGCCTAAGAATTTAGCCCGCGAAAAACTGCTTTCGTGTGCCATGCAATTGAATTCTGTATCACTGATTTTGACACCCTCCGGCGGATCATCACCAATCAAATGTAGGCTGTCTGTGTCACAGTAGCAACAGCGATCAACATTCTTTATGAAAAGAGTTTGAATAAATCGCCGGGCGTAGGCTGTCACAAATGCGGCCACAGGGACATACACTGTTTTAGCGGGCCGCGGGGTTTCAACTGTTTGATAGGCAAGTATTCCTTTATCGTTTATATATGGGCGCTTTACAAATTTATCATTGCTGGCACCAAATTTTCCATATAGTGAATTTAGAAACAATTTTGCAATGCTTCTTTTACCCGCGTTTTTGTCAATGGTGGCCTGCATTTTCATTTCTTTGAAGTGATTGACATAATCAATGAAGATTCCTGATCGGCCTATGAATTTATAGCCGCCTATATATTGTATCTCTTTTATATTGTAACATTCATAGAACATCTCCAAATCAACATTAGTTAAATATAAATTCACCATTAAACAACCGGTAGTTGTAACATACTCGCGAGGGTTGAACCGTTTATCATTTTTAATTTGAATTGTTGGGATTTTGCCTTTCTTTAATTCAAATTGTGCAGTTATAAACTGTATATATAGTGGGTAAATTGGATCGTCTTTATATTCACCCTCAAAGAATACCGGGGTGCCTATTGGATATTTGTTGCGCGGATCACTCATTACAGAGGGGTACAAACTGTTGACATCATATACCCGGCCATGGCCTACCGGTTTACCTTTGAATTTTGGGTTGACATAACAATAACCGCCCTTGTAGGCGCGCTTTAATAAATGGTATAAGTCATCATCAAGGTGCGGAAAGTATGTTAAAAATTCATAGTTTGAATAGTAACTATTTTTCTTGTAGTAGCGCATAGCGTTTGAAGCTATGGTATTTCGTTCGTGTCCCTCATTCCGGAATTGCTTAATTGCTTTAGCTACAATTATTACATCATTGGTAATATATTCGACCTCTTCCGGAGTCATATTATAGTTATATCCGCGGAATGTTGCATAATCAATAGAACCCTTTTGCTCTTTGATTCCGAATGATTTAGCGATCTGCGAAACGCTCATGTTGAAAATTTTTAGTGTGTCATAAATTTTAACATATTTTCTCTTTGTGAAATTTATTCGGTAATTGTAATGTACGCCTATTGAACTAATTAAACATTCAACTGTTTTTGCTTTTCTTGCTTTTGGATTGTCATTATATTCCCATTTTGCAACACCCAGTAAATAACTTAAAATGTAACTACCGTCAAATTTTAAGTTATGGAAACCTATCAAGGACCCATTCGGAAGTCCTTGAATCGCTAAAAGCCAAGTTTCAATATTATTTCCGTATTGAATATTTGAAAGATCGTTAACATCAACAATAGACCATGCCCACACAGACATGACACCGGTATCAGGATCTTTTTGTGTTTCAAAATCGGAAATATATTCGTTCATTTTACTACTTTTCCTTTTGAGTATTTTACAATACCTTTTACACCATTGATTGCCGTTCGCATTCTGTCATACGCTTCTTGGTATTTGCTTTCATCTTTAGATTCATAGGCCGCCCACATCACTTCTACCGCTTCTGGCCAAGCCCGATTCACTGAATCTATCTGAATGAGTGATAGCTGTTGCCATTCATGCACTAAATCCATAAAATCAAGTGCTGTTAAAGCAATCACAACATTATCTTTGAATACCTCTGCCCGCGCTTCGTTGAATGATTCAAAGGTTTCTTTTTGATATTTTTGTATGAAATCTTTTAAGGCTTTTGCAGATTTGAATTCCGTTTTAGCAGGTGTTTCATTTCTAATGAACGCCTGAATGCTTCTCTCTTGCTGTTTTTTGATGATTCGTGTTGTTTGGGTTTCAATGGTTTTATATTTACCTAATTGTATTATTTTTTCTTCGCGAGTTGCCCGGGCGGTTTCTCTTAGTCGATTTATCAATTCATTGTATTCTTCTAATGTTGTTATTTTTGCGAATTCTTTGTCAACATTCAATAGCTTTGGAAGTACAACTCCCTGATATTTACCATATGATTTCAATGCGGCGGCTCGGCGTATATTATAATTATATCCCTGAATTACTGTTGCAAGTGCCGCTTTTCGTTGTTTCGTATGAATAAATTTTCTCATATACATTCACCATTAAATTATTATAGCCCGGATATACCGGGCTATAATTTTTGATTGTAGTAAATTTACAGTACAGTAAATTTATAGGTGTGGCCGTTTTTCGTCTTGACCTGACAAGGAACGATCTGCAAGGGTTCTACAAAATCCGATCCCCAAATTGATCTAACTGCTTTAACACAGCTGTCCACGCCTAAGGCCATAGACATATATGCAGACCCATCTTCACACAAGAAGAAATAACGGTTGACCGGCTCACCCTGATCGTTGGCCGCGGGCTGGTCGATGATCTGTACCACAGATAAAGTTTTGTTAACTGCTTCACTGAACGGACTTGCGTTAGTCAGTGCGCGAAAAAGGTTTACTTTGCTTTCATGAGTTGTTGCGTTTGCAATCAATGCGTTTGTTTCCATAGTTGGGTTCTCCTTTTGTTTTAGATTAGTTTTGTTTGGTTCAAAAGCGGGCCCTTGCCTTTGATGACTTTATTATACCATAGACGCTACAATTTTGTAAAGGTTTTTAAGGGTTCGCTCATTGTATATTTTCATATTACAATCTGTATAGAGCAGGGCCGGTAGGTAGGCGGTTCAGTTGGGGAAAGTTTATTTGTTTACTAAAATGACATTACCATACC